CGCCGATTCCAGCGTGACCGTGAACACTTCGGCCGACGCCGGGGTGTAGGCGCCGCGGGCCTCCAGTAGGCCGTAGAGCGACAGGCTGTTGACGTTGAGCTCGCACGTCGCGTTGCCGGCCGCGCCGTCCGTCATCGCCTTGTCGATGGTCACGTCCACCGAGCCGACGTAGTTGGCCGCCTTGTCGGTTGACCACGCGGCGTTGTCGCCGTTGGCCGCGGTGATCGAGCTCGTGGTGTAGAGGTGAAGCCGAACAGCGGCGTTGGTGACGCTGGTGCCGGTCTTCGAGATGCGGACACGGCGAATCTGCGCCGAGCGGCCCGAGCCCTTGGTAACGGGGCTGAAGGTCATCGCCACGACCGAGCCGGCAGTGGTCGAGTTGGCCATGAGGTCGCCCGAGGCGTAAGCAGTGGTGTCCGAAGGGCGCGTGAAAGACGCGCTCGGCAGACGCCGAACGATAGTTGCCATTTGGATTATTCCTTTAGATGGTAAATGGTGTTCGTTTGAGGTGCCGCCAGTCGCTACTGTTGAGCAGGCGCTTCACAGCATCGCCATGGTCGGGATTCAGTACGTCCACACCATATTCGACCAGCCACTTCAGCATGATCGAGCAGGGAATTGATGCGGCTAAATAGCCATCACCCATCTTGTGATTACCGTGGTTCTGGATCGCCTTGTTGCGGTCCAGAATCGGCTGCACATCCTGTTCATACGAGACGTAGGTCTTATCCTCCGCCTCGTCATATGAATGGAACGTCTTGAGACCCGTTGCCGGGTCGAAATCGAGCAGTCGTTTGTTCATAAGAGAACGGCGGAGGATTGCTCCCCCGCCGCCTTTCTGTTGAGACTAGCTCGCCGTCAGGATTACGAAGTGGTCAGGTCGGCGACCACGCCGCTCGACTTTTCGTTGCAGGCCTCAAGCGTGAACTCGACGCTCAAGAGCTGACGGTCGCTGTGGCCGGTCTTGGCGAGGTCTTCGACCTTGAACGGCTGGTAATAGCACAGCTTCCACATCTCCGGATCGACCACGAGGGCCGAGCGAGAGCGAGAGAACTGGCTATAGACCATGTTCACGCGGCCGAAGTCGGACACATACACGTCGGCGCCGGCAACGATCGTCGCGAGGTTTCCGCCCGCCTGCTGGCGCTGCGCGGCAATGCCCTCGAACGTCGAGGCGGCCTGCTTGTTGAACGAGCCCAGAAGGACCAGTGCCCCATCGACTTCGCCGCCGTTGTCGGCCATCGAGGCGAGGACCGTCTTCAGCATGGATTCGTCGAACGCGCGCTGGGTGCCGTCCGTGGCCGCAGCCTGGATGCCGCCCGAGAACGCGGTGGACGCGCCACCAGTGCCACGCGAGGAGTTGGTCTGGATCCACGCCTCGAAACCGGCGCACTCGCGGGCGGTGCCCGCAGCGCCAGCCGCACTGGCATAGTTGCCCGTCAGACGGGCTTCCATGTCGCGCTTGATCTCCTTGATGCGCTTGGTGCGCTGGTAGGAGAGCTCGTCGCCGCGGCCGGCCTTGGCGCCGACGCGGTTGGACGAAGCGACCTGGATCACCTTGTCCATGAGCTGCGTGTAGTTGCCGAGACGAACGGTAGCGGTCGCCGAATCGTTGCTCGGATCGTCGCCTTCGATCACCTTGTTGGTGCCGTCAGCAGCGGCCAGAACGTCGGTCTGCCACTCGTGGTTCTTCTGTTCTGCGGTGCCCTTGCCGATGCTCGACATGAAGGGCGTCTTGGTCGGGGAGATGTCGTGGATGACATCGGTAAGGTCTTCCCGACGACCCACCGCCTGGTAGGTCTGGTAAGTGCCTGAAGGAACGGACATTTTCTATGTCTCTTTCGATTATCGAGTTGGGGTGAAGAAGCTGTCGAGGACTCGCGTTGTCGCGTCCTTGTCCCCGCGCTTCATGGCTTCGCGATCCGATGCGTATTGCTGCTGCCGGGCCGCCCCTGGGGCACGAGCTGTGCCTGGGGTCGAGACTTTCGGAAGCGTCTTGGCCGCTCGCACCTTCTCCATCTTCTTGGCGTTGAGCGCCTTGAGTTTGAGGCTGTCTGCCCTCCACTCGGCGGCGGTCTTCATCGCAAGGATGTCAGAGGCGCGGGCCTGCGCGATCAGTTCAGGCGGATACCCCAACTCCCTGGCGACGGCCGACAGCTCGGTCTGGAGCTTCGGCCCGGTCGTGGGGTCGAGATATTCCGGGAAATTGCTGGCGAGTAGTTGGTGCTGCTCGGCATGGAGTTGCCTTTCGGCCTCCGCTTCGCGGTCGCGGGCCTGTCGGGCGAATGCTTCGGCCTGCTGCTGCAACTGCTGCCGCTGGGCAAGCGTGGCCTCATATTCCGCCTGGCGGGCGTAGAATGCCGCAGGATCGACGTTCAAGAGCCTGGGGTCAGGCCTCTCCGGCTGAAGCTGCTGGGCAAGCTGCTGGAAGTGCTCGGCGTAGCCCTGCTCGATCTGGGCAAGCTGGCTTACGGCCTGCTGCTCGGCATCGCGCTTGGCCGCGGCTGCTTCCTGGGACTTCTGCTGGATGAAGCGTTCACGTTCCCCCTCGCGCTTGACCAGATATTCCTGGTCTTCGCGCGGGAGCTTGGCGAAGCGCTCCTTGGCTTCTGTGTCCCACGATACCGGCGCTTCGATGGGCGGAATCTCGTCCTCTTCCGCTTCGATTTCCGGTTCGTCTTCGGCTTCGTCGGTGATTTCACCTTCTGCCGGCTCGTCTTCTTCCCTGTGGTTTTCCGGGTCCTCGAAGGCTGCGGCTAGGCGGTCTTCGGGAGTAAGTTCGGCGGCAACCACATGCTGGTCGTCACCTCCGACTGCGGGCTGGTCGGCCTGCTGGGTCATCAGTCACCTATGATTTGCCGCGCCACATTCTGGCGGCAGCCCCCCGACTTGGCTTTGACCGTCCCCGGCTCGCTTTTCGGGCTATCCCGATTGCTTTGCGGGTCGTGTTCGCGGGTAGCGAAAGGGTGGCGGGTTGGCCCCGCTCTTGTCGTTAAAAGGGTCCGATGTTCAGCAGCCGCCGTTGCGGTGCCGACATCTGCTCGATCTTCTCGGCCTTGAGCTTTTCCTGCTTGGCCAAGTCGCCGTCGCGGATTGCCTCGCGCATCCCGCTTTCAAGGACGGCGAGAATCTTCATCGCGTTGGACAGGGCGGTGATCTTGTCGGCCCGCTTGTCCCGGCTCAATTCGGTGTTCGCGACTTCAACGAGGCGCTCGGAATAGGCGGCCTTCAGCTCGCCGATCATGGGACCGAAAAACTCTTCCCACGCCTGCTCGGCGCGATGAGCGCGGGCTATGCGCTGGTCCGGTGTGACTGATATGCTCACTTGTCGAGCTTCCCACCGGGCCGGTTCTTTTCCATCTTCATGCGCTGGGCCTCGGTCGCTGCATTCGCTGCAATCTGATGGGCCTCAAGCCACGCCTCGATATTCTGCCGGCGAATCTCCAGCTCGCTCTCAAGGTGCGCCTTGAACTCGGCAATGGCCGCATCGGATTCGTGCTTCTGCGCCATCAGGGCGAGCTTCTGCTGACCCTCCTGCTCCTTCGCCTGTAGCTCGGCCTGCTTCATCTGGAGCTTGGCCTGGAGCTCCATCACGGCCGGGTCAGGCTGCTGCTCCTGCGGATTGTCGTCGGGATGGGTGTAGAGGTCGTTCGGAGCAAGCCCCGCGTCCTTGGCGGCAGCCGTGAGATTGTTGAACACGTTCTCCCAGGTGCAAATCGGGGCACCGCTCTGCATCAGCAGCGTGTGGGTCTGGGCGATCATGTTGCGATACATGAGCCGCTCGTCCTTGGAGCCGGAACCCAATCCAACCCGGACGTTGACCTCCATGCCCTCGGGCCATTGCGACGGATCGACCTGGCGATATTCCCCGTCCACGCGGATCTGGAAGGGCTCGCCGTAGCGGCGCATCAGCCCGACCTTCTTCATGAACAGCCGCGCCACGCCTTCCGCGAAGTTGCGGATGATGTAGCGCTCCATCTGCTGGCCGCGGCTCATAAGCTGGGCCTGGCCTTGAGCGGTGTCGTTCAGCGTGTCTTCGTCCACGCCCTTGTTGAGGCGGGTAATGCCGGTTCTCGATTCCCGCTGGCGGATCTTGAACTCGATCGCCTGGATGGCGACCGCAGACACGTCCCCCCTCTGTTCCGGGATAGGCTGCTGCTGTCCCGTGTACCGAACGATGCGATTAGGAGCGACGGTCAGCAGATCGTCGATCGTGTGGTCGCCGATCGAATCCTCGGCGATGAACGTGCCCGGACGAAGCTGTGCGTACAGAGAATCGAGCATCGAGCGCTCAAGCACCGTGTTGACCCGCTGAATGTCCATCGTCTTGTCGGCGAGGGACTGCCCGATCAACCGGCCCTGCATCGGGTAGGGGCACCAATACTCAAATGGCTGGTAATCCACTTCCTCGATCGCGGGCTGGCCATCGCGTGTCAGGATCGTGTTGCCGACCCGATGAACGCACAGCCGCTCCGCAATGCCGTCGCCGTTGAGGTCGAACAGCGCATATTCCTCGCGGAGCCACACCTTGCGCAGCGCTCCGGCGCGTTCCGTAACGTCCAGGCTTCGCCCGTCGTCACGCGCCTGCGACAATGCCGTGATCGGGCCAGCAGCGTCAGAGATACGGTCGATGGGATCGAAGCCCATTTCCACGAGCTCTGACAGGCTCTTTTCGCTGAGATGGCAGAGATAGACCGCGCTATCCAGATCCCTCGCGTCGGGAGCGATGCGGAACTCTTCGAGCGGGACGAAATAGTCGGGGAACTCGGCCGGCGTTTCCTCGATGCTCACCGCCCGAACGAGAGGCGACCCGTCCTCCGGGTGAAGCTGGTCGGTCTCCTCGGCCTCGATCGCATTCTCGGGGATCGCGAACGGATGATACAGCGCATCGACGCGCTTGCGCTTGCGCTCGACGCAGCATTTCACAATGCCGATCTTTTCCAGAAGGCCAGCCTTGGCCCAGTCGTGGATCAGACGGTATCCGGACTTCCTGCGATACAGAAAGTGCATGGCCTCGGTCGCATCGTCGGTCTGGTCTTCGTCGGCCTCGTCGTTAGGTTCGAACTCGACCACTCGGCCCGCCGCCACGAACACGTCCAGGACCGAGGTAAGCATATAATCCGCGGTCTCGGACACGTCCCGAGCCACGACCTGTGACCGCCCATCCTCCTCGTCGCCATATTCGGCGCCGTTGTAGGAGTTGATCGCCGCCTCGACCTCATCCAGCAGAGTGCCGTCGAAGGCGCGGTCCTCTTCCTCGCGCAGGAATGACAGGAGATCATCGAACACTAGACGATTCCCCTGCTGCTGTAGTTGATTGGCTGCGATTTGCGCGGTGGCTTGTAATCGACGCACATCAGTCCGAAGGCGTCGGCCGCGTGCGATGACCAGTCATGCTCAGGCCCAAGCCCGATGCCGCGGTCGTCGTCTTTCTTCTCGTGATACCAGCCAAGGGCATCGAGGCCGGCCGAACACTTCTCTTCATCGAACCAGATCGACGGGAACAGGCGTCTCGCAGCTTCGATGCGGGCCGTCTTGGCTCCCGTGGTCCCCGACCCCTCGTTGCGAAGCGAGGTGGCACTGAAGTTCGCGTCTTTGAACGCCTTCTCGAACGAACCGGGATTAGGCCCGCCCTCTTTCAATCCATCATGGGGCAGGAAGACCTCGGCCTTCGACCACCCCCGCTTCCGCAACCAATCGACATGCTCGGCAAGCGGCTGTCCCTGCGCCTCGTAATAATCGAGCGCCCGGACCTGTCCGCCGACGAACTGACAGATCCACATCGCAAAGGCGTCTGCCCTCGCTCCTGGCCCGCCTATGTCGCAGTAAGCGCGAATGGCGAGCAGCGGGTCGGGCGACAAGCAGGTCATCCGCCCCTGCTGCCGCGCTTCAAGTAGCGGCTTTGCGTAATAGGCCCCTTCCGAGACGGTGACGTAACCGCCTTCCCAGATATGGTCGTACTGGTCGGGCTGCATCCGAAGGCAGTCCAGCCGCTCCTGTTCGAGCTCGGCCGGGAACCAGGGATTGTCCTTCCAGTTGGCCTTGACGACACTCGCCCCGGTCGGAAGCTCCGGCCCTCGAAGCATCGCATCGACCGGATCGACGCGTCGCCTCGGGTTCCAGCTAAACCACAATTCCGATCCGGGCTTGCGGATGGTCGGGCGCAACAGGTTCAGAGACTTGGCCGAGACCGTCTGCGCCTCTTCAACCCAAGCCACATCGAAGCCCTCATAGGACTTGATGCTCTCGGCCGTGTGGTCCTGGAGGCCGGCGAAGGCGATCAACCCCCCGCCGGGCGTCTTGATGCCGTCCACCTGAACGTCGAACAGATGCCCGACACCATATTCCTCGATCTTCTGCTCAATCAGTCGCTTGGCGGATTCCTTGAGCGACTTCTGGACTTCGCGGCAGCACAGCCCTCTGAAGCCCGGCTTTCGGATTGCCGTTGCGATCATCTCGCCAGCAAAGAACTGCGACTTACCCGATCCGCGCCCTCCATGCGCTCCTTTGTAGCGAGATGCGTTGAGCAGCGGGCGGAACGCCCGCGCAACGTCAATCTGAAGCGCTGTCAATGATCCGGTGCCTGACTTCCTCAATCGTCGCATTGAGGTTGAGCGTTCCGTCGATCGCGTTCAGCTTGGCGTGGACATAGGGGGCGGCGGCCTTGGCTGCGTCGATGCGCTTGGCGTCGTCGGCCAGCTTGTCCCGCACGATGCCCATGAGATATTCGAGCGGAGTAATGCCGCCATCGCTGACAATGGCTTCTGCGATGTCCCGTGACCGCTGGCTGACCGCGCCAGGCTTGCGGCCCGCGCCCTCGCGCTTACCGCCGTGGCCCATCTTGATTGCTCTTGATTAAAAACATGTCGCGCCTCTCGTTTCAGCTCCCTCTCGGGTGGGCTGTCCTTGGGCTAATTCGTCGGAATAGGTTTGTGGTCAGGATCTTCGTGATGCAGCACGTCGCCGAGCCTTCGGTAATCGACCGACTGGCCGCAGCAGCATGTGTAGTAGTGATCGGCCTCTTGGACCGGATCG